GGCATCCTCCTTATTGGCTACTCGGTCGGATGGCTCAACAAGTCTCTGCTCAAAACAATTCTGACATTCCATCAGCCACACATCTTGGCCTTCAGTTATCTCAGAGTCGTATTTACCGACTCCCCTTTGAGCTGTGACTTTCTTGCAGTTGCCACACATAAATGGGTGGATTTCATCAATCATTTCCGAAAGACCCAATGCCCATCTGATCCGATAGTCATCCATTTAGCCTTGCACTGGAAGTTCTTATCTTTATATGAGCAGACCCAGCCTCGGTACTCTTTGCCCTCTTTGACACCGGACTTGAGAATCATCGGGCCGTGATCGCAAAGTGGCACCTCATCAACTACCTCAGCACCTAACTCTTTAACCATATCGCTTACATCCCAGACGATTGGCTCCGGGTCGTTCGGTCTCTGTTCTTTAACGAATTCAGCGAGTTCAGGCTTTGTTGTCTGGATAGGCTTTTGTATCGGCTTGCTTGGCTTTGCAAAATATCCAGCGAGATTAAGAGCTCGCCCCAAAGCGCCCGTCTCCGCAAGTTCAAGAGCATATTGTTTGGACTTGGATTCGCTACTAAGTCCCGTTGTCCAAGCCGCAGCATCAGCTTCAGTGCGGTAAAGCTCCACTTTAACAATATAGACATCACAAGAAGGAGTAAGTGACTCTTCCAGTACGTGACTTTTGATGCGATAGTCCGGATAAGCATTAATAAACTCCTTTAAGCGATCCTGCACTGATACATAATCATCGAGGTAATTCGACATTTAATTGCTCCCTTCCTGCGAAATTTCTAATCGCAGAATCTAATTGTTCTTTTAATGACCAAAAGGTCCCATCAGGCCAGTTCTGCACATCATTAGCGCAAGGCTGGCAATAGAAGCGCACTTGAGCGCGTCTCATCGGTGTTTCAGATTGGACTTTCCACATCGCTGGTGTTTGGGCCAATAAGTGATAGTTGCCTTTATTGTCGGTCCCATATCTGTATTTACAAATATCGCACCACTGCTTCGGATTAGTATTGCGAGTCAGACTCAACGTCATCCCAATCTTCCGGTGAAGAAAATCTGCATCGACCCAAGATAGCGGCGTATCCAATGAGATCGAGATACGAATCCTCGCGCTCTGGACTTTCCACCATTCTTGAGAGTTTCGTTGCGATAAAAATAAGTGCCAAGTCAGATGGGTCTCTGAGCTGAATACCGAGCACTCGCGCGATTTTGTAAATGCGTAATAGATTGTGCCTCGGGTCGCCATATTCCATCCCCCGGTCTTCAAGGGTGTTACCAGCATCCGAGACCCAGTCACTTAACGATCTCTCTGACATATTGATTACTCGCCCTTCCTCGCTTGTATCCTTCATTGAAAGCTTTTGCTTTGGCTGACTCGATAAACGAATAAGCCCATAATCCTGCAATAAATAGTGAAATGATGATTGTTGCGATTTGCTCGGCTGTGAAGTCATTCGACATCCGCGCTCACCCCATAACGGTCAAGCCAGTAAGCCGAGATTTCTTTCCTGCTTAGACGGCCTCGAGCAGACTTGCGCCCAAGTGACTCAAGTGCGTATCTGCGGACGATTGTGCCTTTGACGAAATGCTGTCCATCCGTCCAAGCACCCGATTGGGTATCAAATCGAATTACCCTCGGTTTATTTATCATTTTGCTCCCTTCTAAACCCTCGTAAATGGATTTAGGGGATAAATGTATTTAACTAAATGGATTTATACAAGTAGCAGTTCGGAGTGTCGCAATTCAAGGAATCCCACAAGCTTCTGAATTGGCTTACCGCCTGCGAAATCGGTCTTATCTGCCATAGTGCGTAAAAGCCACTGGGGCTCGTCTAAGGCCCCTAAGTCGAACTGGTAGATACCTTGAGGGGTAGAGTTGATATAAAGCGTCCTAGAGCCCGTTCTAGCCCTTATATCGGCCAAGTAATCCCACTTCTTCTTCTCAATAAGCAAAGTTGGGTAATGGGTCCTGCGGCATTTGATTTCTATATAGGCATCGGATGTGACACCGTCTGCTCGGTCGGTCGCTGATAGAGGCGTTAAGTCCGGATAAACCGACTTGAGAGCCTCAAAGAGTTCGACTTCCCGGAAGTAGGTCATTCGTCGTCTTCGTCTTCCTCGAAGGGTTTGACCTCGGGATGTTTCGGATCAACTATCCAATCAGGATAAGAGTCGCGGTCCATAGCAAAAGCGAGAGCTGTTCCTTCATCCATTCCTGCCCGACGGCAGGCATCAAAAACCTCTTTGGCGGCAATAGCCCAGTAATCAAGTTTGGTAAGGAATGGGTCTTTAACTGTGCGCCGACGCTTGGCGGTCTTTTTAGCGACGCGCTTTTGGTTTTGCTTTCGCTGGGCCACTTAATCCCCTTTCCAATGCCAATTCTAACTGGGACTCCATCTTTTCAAGTCTAAGGAGAATGGGTGTGTTCTCGAGTTTGATGATGTATCTCAGTCCAGCGATGAGAAGTCCGACGCTGCCAAGAACTGAAGCGATAAATGCGGCGATGTCGGATGGTTGCATTTACTTCTTCTTAGGTGATACGTATCCGAGAACGGCGCAGGTAACAGCTCCGAGAATGGCGCGATAATCGAGATCGAAGTTAGATGCCTGCCAAGCTGCCAAAAACGCAGCTGTGCCAAATAGTGCGGCTTTAAGATTCTTGTTCATTTAGTTCTCCTTGCTCGGGATCGGGGATAACTTCAATAACATTATTGTTGGGCTTACTTGAATCAAAGCCGCCTAGTCCATAAACAATAGTTGGCATTATGCTGCCCTGATTCCGATTAAACAAACATCTGTTGTTTCATTCAGAGTTCCAGCTGTTGAGTAACCTGACGTGACATTAATGCTTTCAATGAAACCTATATTTGTATTCGCACTTACCCATTCTAAGCTAGCATAATTAGCCATAAAAGCTACTCCATTATTACCAACAGTGACTCCGACATAACTATTAGTTGTTGCAGCGGTAATCGTATTAAATGCTAACCAATAAATTCCGGCAGAAAGTGTCTGATTTATTGTAATTTCGTAATTTGTTCCAGCAGTCGTCGCTGAAATCGTACCTGCATCTAATTTAACGGTTCCCGGCTTGCCATTCAAATCGTTGTAAATACCTAATCTAACGCTTGCGGTCCCAGAAAAAGTGCCGACGGTTCTGATACCAATTCGATCGTAAGTAGTATCAGTCGGAATCAAAATTGGCGCATAACGAGTAACATTCGCGCCATAAGTCCTAGTAGAGGGTGCAACGTTTACTATTAATCGATAGTAACGCCCTGAATAATGCGGTGTGCTAAAAGCCACTCCACTTGATCCAGTAGGCCCAGTCGCTCCTGTTGCGCCCTGTGTTCCTGTTGCACCTTGCGGACCTGTTGCGCCTTGAGGTCCAGTTGGACCTTGTGCTCCGGTTGCGCCGTCTGCACCTGTGGCACCTTGCGGACCAGTCGCGCCATCTAAACCTGCTGGACCTTGTGGGCCTGTTGGACCGGTCGCACCTGTTGCACCTTGTAATCCAGTGGGACCTGTTTCGCCGGTTGCGCCTTGGTCGCCCTTGTCTCCCTTGTCGCCTTTGATGCCTTGAGGTCCCACCGGTCCTTGAATTCCTTGATCGCCCTTTAGCCCCTGAATACCCTGAGGTCCAGTTGCGCCTTGTGCGCCTGTTGGCCCTTGTTCACCAATAGCACCTTGCGGTCCAGTTGGACCTTGAGGACCAGTAGGACCACCAGCCGGACCTTGCGGACCTGTTGCGCCGGTGTCACCTTTTTGTCCTTTAGGACCGGGAAATAGATTATTGGAACTTATCGTCACTCTAGCCATTTGATCCACCTAGTAATGGAATATCCCAAAATTTATCTTTGAGATCAGCGGACTTCTTAAATGAAAAGTGCGCGTGTTTGCGATGTGGGTTGATTCCCTTATATGTGCGCCACTTCCACAAGGATTTTGGACTGCAAATCTTTCCATCAAAAATAATGTAGGCGAGTCTTTTGCGACCATACTTACGAAGCTGCTCCACTACTCGGTGCATTTCGTCCGGATAGGAGCCAAGATTGGCGGTTACATCGATCGCTCGCACCCAGCCCTTCTTGTCGGGTGTGTGATCTGATTTAGAAGTATGGCGAGCATCGCCAATCCAGCCATCGCTTGAGCGATTGCGGTCCGGATAGCAGTCATCGAATTGCTCGCGCAACTGGATGGCGGCTTTACTCAGTTTCGGTTGCATCTTGTCCTTCTAGCCAAGCGGCATATTCTTCGGCTGTCATCTCTCGATCGATAACCTCATTGGTTTCTATATTGTGAATCCTAATCATCGGCATACTCATTATTTGATCCCCCAAATTTCTACGGTTCCGGCGGTGAAATTACCGCTATTCATAGTGAAATCTAATGAAGTCAGGGCATTGTTGCTCTTAAAACGACCAGCACCGGACACACCCCTAGGAGTACCTCCGTCATCAACGAAGCCACCTGCCGCAGTAAATGTTTTGTTATAAGTGGTTGAAGTGTAGTTATTGATTTCAAAAGTAATAATATTATCTGTCGAAGTTGCCGATATATTACCCACCCGAATATAACTATCGCTGCCGGATGTAATCGTTGTGCCGTTAATATGCAAAAAATCTGATGCGTTAGTTACACCGTTTGGGGCTATTCGATACTGAAGACCTGTACCAGCATTGGCTGGGTCAACGCCATAAACAACCACCCTCAAATTCGTATAAGCCTGTGAGATATTAGTAATTGAAACCGTTGCGCCAGTAAGCGAAGTGGTGCTCAATAATTTTTGGCCAATTCCGACCCATTTAAAGTCCATATCGGTAGCCGAATTTTTAGCCAAAACCTCATCCGTTGCGCCACCTTTCAAATCGAGCAGAGAAGTGTCTATGCCGTTGCCCAAGGTTCTAATTGCCGCGGCTCCCTGATAAACGAAATCCGTATCAGCTGGGGTCGTCCAACCAAAATTAGTTGTGCTGGGCATTATAGATACTCCTCAATCAAGTCATTCCAAGTCAATGTAGTGCTTAAATCATCCCAAGCTATTGTAGCGGTTACATTCGCCCAAATCTCAGGAATTAGACTCAAGGTCGCCTCGCTCGTAATAAGTCCCAAACTGGCCCCAAAACGGTTCAGGGTGAAATTCCAACCTTCGACAAAGCCGCGATAGGTACCCGAATAAATGGCGTTAGGTAGAGCCGAAAGCTCTATTGGCTTGCCCATATACATAGCCAAAAGCTCATCGAGCTGAGCGTTGGTCAATTTGCCAATTCCTAGTTCAACTTGAAAGGTGGAAAGATTAAGCCGGGGGATTGAGCGCAAAATTAGATAGCGCTCTAGTTGAGCTGATGCTTGAGTACTTAATTCCAATTCAGTCCTCAAATCAAGTGATCTGATGCCATATTGGGTGATCGATGTTGCATCGGTATCAGTGACGACTGCATTGGCCTTATATTCTAAGGATATATCGTTAGCAAGATTCGACAAGGTTAAATTACTCGTAATGCCATTGGTTAAAATAGCTTGAGAAGGGATGGGAAAATATCCATTGACATCTGCATCATCAGAGCGTCTTAATTCATTTGCATAGCCTACTTTTCCATCATTTGTCTCATAAATGTAACCGAGACCCATTGTCGCGTAATAAGCAGCATAAGTATAAGAATCATTCAAAGGTGCCGTTTTGCTTGTAAATTCATACACTCCGGCATCGACTGTATCAACGGTAACTCCAGCTAGAGTAAAAATGCGGTTTATTCGATCATCGTCGTATTCTTTAGACCAGTTACCACTGATGACCGTTCTAGCCATATCGGCAAATGGTCCGAGGGCGGTAATTCGTTGAACGGCTATCTTAGTGGCTGAGGAGCTGAAAACTACGGCATTTTGAATATCGGTAATTTTGCCAGTAAAAATAATGACATCAGCATTAGCGGAGTCTTTAACCTTAATAACAACGGATTGATTCAAGTTGAATGGTTCATCAATGTTGTTGAAGTTGATTATTTCAATTGACGCATAGGAAGAACGAGCTTGTTCCCAAACGTTATTTCGTCCAAAATTGATTGAAACGCCGTTTAATGTTTTTTGGGTATAATCAACTCCATTAATTGTGACAGTTGTATTGGGATTCCAAGTCATTATTCAGCCCTCGTTGCAAAGCGCGAAACTCCTAGATTTTGGAAACTGCCAGAGTAAGCCGCTTCTTGATTGAGGATTTCAGCGATTTGCCGCGCTGTTGAAACTGCATCGACTGCGCCATTGACGGTGATATTAACGGTGCGCTCATCTGCTCGACGTACTGCGCTTGGATCAAAGTTACCCGGGGCCATATTCTTAATAAAGTTTTCTTCAGTCACTCTTTCAATAAGTGTTGGGGCAGGTTTAATTGTGCCGATTCCAACTCCGGAACCGCCTCCCAAAATGCTTCCGCCCGAGGTGCCGCCAGTGGATATTCCACCACCACTTCCCCCGCTTCCAGCGTTAAAAGGTTTTGGAACGCCTGCAATGGCGTTGTAATCAGATTGTGATTTGGTGTTTGTCGAAGCTGCTTCGGTGTCGTACTTATTGGCTAACGCATTTGCGGCAGATAAAACGCCTGCGGCTAACGCGGCGGCGCCTACTCCTAGCAGTGGATTGAGTGCAAAAGCCGAAGCAACACCAGCGACGATTGCTGAAGATTTTAGAGCATTGTAAGCCTTTATCAGGGTATTAATCAGAATGATGGTGGCTTGAACTCCGGCTGCGATTTTACTGACCACAAATACGGTTGCAGTCAATGCGGCGGCTGTGATGAGAACATCCTTGTATTGAATCATTGTGTCTATTACGCTGCGGACTTTTCCGCCAAATTCTTCGGATTTCTTTTGGGCTTCAGTGAAAGACGCGCTCAGAGAACGATCGCCTGTAAGGCCTGCGATAAATGCATTTAAGCGAGGAACGCCGTCAGTTAATAGCCAATCGCCGAGTCGTTCAAAAGCCGGCAGGAGAGCTGCGCCTACAGCTTCTTTCGCTTCATCTAGAGCGACTTGAAGACGCTGGAATTTGACGATTGCTTCTTCGGATCGCTTTTCGCTAAATTCTCCGAAAGTGGCATTAAGGGTTTCATAAATAGCATTGAAGTCTTTTGATTTAATGAGGCTGGCATCAATACCAACGCCAAGCCGATTAAGCGAGGTATAAGAGCCGTCATATGCCTTGGCCAATGCGTTTGTTACTGACTCCAAGGGCTTACCGGTGGCGGCTGATAAATCAAGCGCAAGGTTCATCAGCTTGGTCGCTGATTCAACGTCTTTCGTGCTGCGGACTAATCGCTCAAATGCTGGTCTGAGATTATCATCAGTAATGCCAGTGGCTAAAGAAGTTGCGGTGATGTATTGCTCAACTGATTTTATTTGAGCATCAGTCGCGGTTGTAACTGCGCCAATAGTCTCAGCTAATTTATTTGCAGCGGCTTCGTCTTCGGCGGCAGCTTTAGCGAAGGCGGCTGAAAACCCAACGACAGCAGCACCCATAACCGCAAAAGCTTTGAGAGCCTTTTCGGCCGCTTCCCCAATAGTTTTTCCAAAATCTTCAGTCGCTTTACTGCCCTTGGCTAAACCGTCAGTCAGATTCTTTGTGTCGGCAAGAAGACTGAGTTTAAGGGTTCTATCTTGAGCCATTATTTACCCCACTCTTTCAAAATCTCTGCAAATTTTGCTTCCCATTTTTTTATCAATTCAGGTTGAAGCTTGCGAAGGGTCGGATAAATAAACCATCCTCGAGAGCCTCCACCGAATCGACCTGAATAATCAGGAAACTGTTTGAGTTTTTCAACCCTGCCGTTTTTTCTAGGTTTGACGGAACTACCGAATTCAAAGCCCGGCCAAAGACTTCTAGTTGTGCCTCCACCCGAGAAACGCTGACGCGCAAAACCGTACGAGACTTGTCCAATTTTTGACGTTTTGGATACGGTTCCGCCATCGACAATTCTTCGCACTGCTTTTGAATTATTTGTCCGGCCATAACCAGCCTTTTTAATTTCTTCATTGACGAATTTAGATAATTCAAAACCAGTCTCAGCAGCGACTTTTGTAGCTTCATCGTCCATTGCTTTGAAGGCGCGCAATAACTGTGAGAGTTCCCTCTTGTCATATGCGATCCCTTGCTCGGCCATTATTCTCCAAAATCTCTACTGCCGTCTGAATATCATCGGCATCATCCCAGTATTGCATTGGAATCCCGGTCTGAATTGCTAGTTCGACCAGAGTTCGTCTTACGCTTCCGGGCTGGTGGCTTTTGGGTCGCTGACACCTGTTTCAACTTCGGCTACTGTCTCCATCCAAATCTCGAAAGATTTGACTGGTCTCCCAGCAGACTCCCTTTTGTAAGCGTTGTAAGCCAAAAACATCAAGTCCCAAATTCCGATTGCTTCTTGGGCTTTCGCAATAGTGTGACCTGTTGTCTTTTCCCATTTTGCCCACTCAGGCGGTTGGGCGATATAAGTCGCTTGCTCGCCTGAGTTGTATGTAATTGTGATTGGTAATTTCATTGCTCCCGATCTCCCTTTTAACTAAATGTTTCTGTTGGTGTTCCAATTACTGTCATCGTCCAAGTGTCGGTAAGTGCTCCAGGAGCAGCTCCGCCGGCAGATGGAAAGATTGGCAAAACGGTGAAGGCGAATACTGCGCCTGTGGCAGCAGTGAAGCTGACAGTAAGAGCGGTGTTTGGGCTTGCTTCAGCATCGGCCCACATTGCCTCGAATAGGGAGCCTGATGCGCCCCAGTCTTGCAAGAGTTCGATAGTGAAGGTCCATTGCTTGTCAATAGACTTATAAGCGCGACCATCAAGAGTTTGGTAAGTCTCGATAATTGTGTCGCAGGATAGCGTTGCGGAAGTCACCTGAGCATCGTAGGCAGTCGAGTCCAAGGTGAAGGTGACATCGCGGCCGGTAATGATATTGGTTGGCATTGATTCTCCTTAAGAAGTTTGCTCGTAGCGGACGCTCAAGCGGATGTCGGATACCAGCATATTTGATGATCCGACCTGAGTTACCGACGGCCCATCGACCGTCGAGAGCTCATACTTGGAAGCCGATAAAGCCCCAAGAATACTAATGACCAGTTTTTCGAGATTGTCGAGAGAAGCAGGGTTTGAAATATAAGCAACGCAGGCAGTGATTCTGTAATTCAAATTAACGCGGACATTTGATTTGCCAATGGTTTCATTTTCCATATAAGGCGAGTCCGGGACGATTACGACGCAAGGAGCGACTGGTGACTCTGGAACGTGGTCATAAACGCTTGCGGTCACACCTGCCAAAGCGGTTTTAATTGCGCCTCGAATATCTCCTGAGATTGTGGATGCAGGCATTACTGCACCATCGTCTCAACATCGATGTAAGGGCCGAGAAGTCCGCTGACGCGGTTGAAAAGGGATCGACCCAACCGGAAAGGCGACGGTGTGAAATCGATCCCTTCTATTTGACCGCCTGCTGCGGTTCTTGATTGGAAGACTTCGGTAGAAACTGCGTAAACGGCTGACTCGACTGCGCTATTGCCGACATAAGTAGAAGCACCTGAGAGTGTGGCAAGTCCGCTAGGGATGACGTTTTTTGAGATGACATCCGCATTTGTGATTGATACTGAGAACGCAGCGTCATTAAGTAAAGCTGTTGTAACTGTGTGGGTTCCATTGAAAGGTGTTCCGCATCCGGTAATTACGACCGATTGGCCTTCGGTAAAAGGATTTAGATTGGAAGTTGAAAAGTAGGCAACGTTTTCGGTGAGCGACACAGCATCAACCGCAACGGCAAATTTTGTAAGCATTGGAAGAATCACCGATTCGGCTGTGTCGATGATGTCGTTTAGATACGTATCGTCGTACAAGGATGACGAAACGCCAAGCACCGCTCGCAGCTGTGAGGCTGTAATGATGGTTGGCATTTCGTCTCCTATTCGTTCAAGGGGTCAAGCTGGTCGGGAGCGGCCAGCCTGACTATTTATCAGGTGAGGTTGAAGCGACGAACTCCGCCACCGAAAATTGGGGCGATTGCGTAGTAGCCATAAACTGCGACCTGAAGTTGTCCATTTGCGAGAGCCTGAACCTGTAGGTAGGTCTTTGGTGACTCGTAATAGCGGAATGACTCTGGAGCAACGATGAATGCAGACTCATCGATGAGAGTTGTGACGGACATATGTGGATCAACTGCGAGGTTGAGTCCGAGAACATTGCCCTGAATTGATTGACCGGAGACATTACCAGTCGCGTTCTGTGGCTGTGCTGCCATAAAGAGTGAGCGGTTGGTTGTGTCATCTGCGGACATAATCGTCTCCCACCAAGCGGTGTTGGTGACGAGGTTGCGAGCGAACTTGCCGGACGCTGCGTAAGCGGCTGGAACTTCCTTCGCAATGTAAGCCTTGAGTCCTGCGACTGTTGCAGCTTGTGTTGCTGCGGCAGTTCCGGAAGCTGTGAATGCAGCGATTACTGCGCCATCTGTGTATTTCGCATAAGCGGAATTGAGTTCGCGGATGAGTTCATCGTAGAAGACTGGGGATGAACGATCCAAGAGTTCCCAAGAGATTGTCTGAATTCCGGCAGCCTTCTTAACATCAACTGTGACGTAAGTAGAAGCCATTTCAGTTCCACCAAGAGCACCGTTTTCAGCTTCCAAAGTCACTGTTGGCTGGGTGGAAATTTTAGGCAAGGTGAAGCTCATTCCGGATGCAGGTAGAACACCCTTTGAGATTGAATCAACGGCTGGACGGCCATCGATTGTGTTTGTGTTGAACTCGTTTAGGTGTGGTGCAAGAGTAAGACCAGTGTTTGTGCTGGTGTCATTTGCAGCCTTCACATAAAGTGAGGATTCCTCGTTGCCCATTGCCGCCTTGATGCTGTGCTCCAAGTAAGAAGCTGCATTGACGATTGGGGAGCGAGGAGATGTGTAGAACGCTGGCTTTGGAGCCGCTGCTTCTACTTTAGCTGCTTCTACCGTTTCTTCGGCAGGAGCAGGAACGGTAGTGTCAGACACTTGTTCTCCTTCGGTTGTTGGTTGCTCTGATTCAACGGGTGCTGGATCAGAATTCTTTTCTTCTTCGGATGCTGCGACTTCCGCTACTCTCGCGGAGTCAATCGCTGGGTCGGTGACGAGACTGACCTCGACGAGCCGGCTTGAGGTGATGGACATAGTCCCCTTTTGATTGTCCCAAGCATCAACTTGGACTCCAACGGAGAAGCCGTCGCGTAATCCTTCAGCCGCCTCGATGAGAGCGTCCTCACCGGCCATTGTGGATGAAATCTTGAAGACTGCATCGATACCGTCTTTAGTGACATTGGCTTCCATCAACTTTCCGATTGGACGAGTGCGATCGTGCTCGAGAAGCAACTTGATGCCCTTACCCATTTCGATTGAATTGGCTGCGAATACTGTCGGACCAGCGGATGTGTTTCCCTGCTCGCCCCAAGTAACAATTTTGCCTGAGATAGTGCGAGCCTTTGAATCGGCCGCAGTAATGCTCATTGGAAAATTAATCTTCATCGGATTAAATCTTCTTCCTCTTGGATTTGCTCAACACTCATCGCACCGATGGCGTTAAGGATTTGATAAACCTGCGCTCTTTCCAATGGATTGCCGCGAAGGAAATCATCTAGGTCGAAACGAATTTCGCTTGTGCTTGGGCTAATGTCCGGAAGCGATAAGCGTTCCTCGATCGCTGAAAGGATTGGGCGAAGCGAGAAATCTACAAGTGAGCGACGCTCTGTTGTCGCGTTTGAGTAAGTCATTGAAGTGGTTTCGGCAGATAGGAAGTAAGCCGGAATACCTGCGGCCCTGCTCAATTCGAGAGCCAAGTATTGACGCGCTTCTACGAGCTGCAACGACTTCGGGTCAAAGCCCACCTGTTGCATTTCGACATCTGCATTCAGGAAAGCGGTTGATTTAGTGGCTCGGGAATTGCGCCAAGCCTCAAGCAATTTAGCAATTCGCTCGGAAGGTAAGTTAGTTCCATTGGATTTCAAGACCATTGACGGGACTGGCTCTTTCGCATAGTTAAGAGCGGCGATTTCAAGTTCAACTGCGGTGCGAATAGTGCGACCAGCGCGGTTGAGGAAACCTTCATCTGCGCCATCGAAGCGAATGATTGAACCGACACCTGCGATTGGTGCAGTGCGTCCATCGACTTTGTATCCAACAATTTCAGTTGTGTCGTTGTTATATTCGACAGTAACGCGCATTGGATCAATACGAGTCCAAGCCCTTACGCGACCATCTTCTGCATAAGCATCCAGGACAAGACCAAAGCCAACACCATAAAGCCAAATATCTTCGGCAAGCCAGTTATAGACAACAAAGCCGGAAACTCGGGGATCGGGTTGATTGATTACTCGAAGTGGCTCGATATGAGCTCCGGTAAATTTATTATACTGCTCGAGAGGTAACGATCCAATAATTCCGCAGATTATGTTGCGAGCGCGGGCGACGGATGGAACCGACATTGCAGTAGCGCGATCCATTGTGGTCGGCGCATTGAGTAATCCGTAAATGGATGACTGAAGATTAAATGGCGCAAGAGAAGCTTCTACATCGACCGATTTAGGAGCCGAAGCATTGAGCGTTGGAAATAGAAATTCGCGGAGTCCCATTGCTTACATTGTAAAGTGGGTGTGTTACATAACGACGATGTCAATCTCGGTTTCGGGTCGAGTGGCGTAGTGGGTAGCAAGGGCTGAAGCAACTGCACCTGTAATAACCGCTTGAGAAACCTTGCGTCCCATTACCCACCCGCCATCTCCGAAAGCAACGCGCACTGCCGATAAACAATGCTGCGTCAGTTCATCTTGCCCTGCGTGAGCAAGACGGCCCGAGGATATAGCGGATAAGAATTCATCGCAAGAGGTTGCGTATTCCTGCCCATCGATAGCTTCAACATTGAGACCAGCAGGCACTAAACGAGCCGCAACCGCCGAAGCGGTCCGGGCTGAATAAAGCACCTTTTGAGTTTGGAACTTGCGATACCAGTCAGCAAGGTCATTGGCTATCAATTTATCCGAGAGATACCCGGGATTGGTCCAAGTCTGCAATAACTGGATTTGAAACTTATCTCGGCCTATCCGCTGAGACGCGACTAGGGACGCGTGACGGCGATCGGGTGATAGGTCGAGTGCCAGCCAAGTATCAGCGGCGTAATCGAGCTTCAAACCCTCGATGAAGCAAGATTGCCACTGGGACGGATTGATGACTGGATTGATTGTCTGCACCCATTGGCAAAGGACCTCGGTGCGGACGATGTCTTCAGGATCATTGAGAACTGCTCGGATATTATCCGGATGAATTGTGTGGCCAAGTGACGGATTGGCTTGACAGATACCTAACCAAAAGTCTGATGAATTATCGAACTTAATTTCAGGTTTAGCGGACCACTCGAACCAAGCAATATCATCCTGATTACCCATTATCGAAGCCATCGCTCGTTCTCTCAGTTTATTGAGCACTATCGAGTGTTGGTCCCCGGCATTCGAATAAAGCCAAGCCTGAGGATTAGCCGAAGCCATTTGGGTATAGCGAAGGGCAGACCAAACATCCTCGTCCTGATACTCGCGGACCTCGTCAAGGTGGATGGTAGATGGTGCGGCAATTCCTCGACCGGCTGAGTTATTGGCGCGGACGATATAGCGACGGCCTTCAGTAAATTGAAGCTCTTGAAAACCCTTACTTTCTAACTTCTTAACAAATTGGCTGTTTAACTCCGGACTTTGCTCAACGATTGCATAGATTTTATAAAAGATTTCGGCTGAGGTAGTTAGTTTATGAGCTGTATGGACTTGTAATTTCTCGCCTAAATCGAAGATCCGCCACAAGATATTCAGTGCCATAAAGGTTGATTTACCGTTTTGTCGGGCAACCATAACGCTAATTACTGGGTGGGCCCATCGGCCATCAGGCTTGACTTTGAGCGCGTGATGCGCCAGCCATTGCTGCCAAGGGAGAAGTGGGTGGCCAATACGCTCGCAAAATCGGATGAATTCTTCGCCGCGAGAGGGTAAATCATTGAGTTTTGTGCGTATTCGCGGTTCTACCACACCTCGGTAAGCCGATTCGTCCCGAAGGCGAACGAGTGTGCCCGAAGTCTTTTCAGGAAAATCCGATTCAATCAAAATAGTGCCGTTCCGTTTTGTTTTCAGAGAAGGAACTCCCAGCGGGGGTCGTGGGTTTTGGTGGTGCGCTCAAAAAAGACCCGGGGGCCATACGATCTCGCTTTCCACTATTGCACTTAACGCAGGCTACGCAAAGGTTATCCTCGATGTCCAATCCGCCCTTACTAAGCGGAATGATGTGGTCGATTGTATTGCCATACTGCCCACAGTATTGACATATATTCTGATCCCGAATGAGTATCTTCTCTCGCATCTTGCGATATGCAGTGGTGTGATATTTAGGGTTACCTGCCATTAGTGCCAGCCCTTAGTCTCAAGGTGATGTAAAGCTTTACAAGCATCTCCTGAATAGCGATGTTTGATATACCTTAAGTGCGCCTTTATCTGTTGCTTAGGTGTTAAGTCTTTGTACCACTTAGAGCGCATTTGTCCTAAGCCATAATGAGAACCATTAACAGCCTTAGCATTCCAACTACTCTCCTTAATAATTAACCAGTTATAACACTCAAATTGCTTCCAACTCATTTGATTGTATGCATACAGTTTTAGATTCATATCTGCTTTTGATGAGCTTGTATTTATTATTGTTAGTAAGGCAGCTACTAAGGTCAGAGTTATCAAACGAAGACAATAGCCGCCCCTAGACACTGCAGCGGCGGGCTGCCTTCGGGCCCCGCTTCCGAGGGAGTGTAGCATCGTTGTCAAGTAGGGTAACATAACCGCAGGTCAGAGGCTTACTAGCCCTCTAACTCCAATACTTTTCTAACATCTATTTCATTTGCTCCATTGAGCCCAATAATGGCATTGCGAAGCTTCTCTCTGCCGTCACTGTGGAATTTAGTGGTCAGATAAGGCTCAGACTCGCTACCTTCTAGCCAATCAACTATTTCCCCATTTGGATCAATAACTACATCATCAAGGTAATTGAACTTCTCCAATATCTTGTCAATCGATGAATCTCTTACGGTTTCAACTATCTCACTAGGCACATTGGTTTTCACCCATTCAACGAACTTACGATCTGACTTGATGACCCACTTGAACTTAGGCTTGGTGTTGGTGATATATGCAATTACCTCATCACCCAATTCAGCCTTTACTCGGTCGGCTCCTAGTTCATTCATCTGCCCTTGGAGTTCAGCTCGTAAATCATCCTTCAGGCGTTTTGCTTGGTCTGCTAGCAGGCTAATTGCCGCCAGTTTCAGACTCAGGTCCTTGATTGTCATCTTGCTCCCTTTTCTTTGCTCTGTTTAATCGCACCTCTAATGAGGATACGTTGATGCCCATATCTCGGGCAATGAACTCCTTATCGAAGCCCCACTCTAAGAGCTGTTTGATGTATCTCATTGAGTGGGTACTACGACCTAATTTGTCTTCCCGGCCCATCCATCCCCCTTAAAGATAACTCCCGGGCTTGCGAACTGTTTATTCATTGGCACTTGGCAAGGTTGACACCATATTGTGTGATCTGAGTAGAGGTTAAATGCCTGCTCGACTGTGACTTCACACTTAGGGCATTTGAACTCATATATCGGCATCTATAAACCTTTCCAAGGTGGCATTGCCATTCCAATAGCGTTCTTTGATGGCTTCTTGCCCATCGGCTATTTTGCAGATTCGACACTTAGCGGCTTTCATCTTGTAATTGCCGCATTGGTCGCACCTG